TCGACGAGGGGCGCATCCCGCGCGGATCCGTGCTGGTGGTCGAGGGGCTGGACCGGCTCAGCCGGGCGGAGCCGCTGCAGGCGCAGGCCCAGCTCGCGCAGATCATCAACGCCGGCATCACCGTGGTGACCGCGAGCGACGGCCGCGAGTACAACCGCAAGCGGCTCAAGGACCAGCCCATGGACCTGGTCTACAGCCTGCTAGTGATGATCCGTGCCCACGAGGAATCCGACACCAAAAGCAAGCGCGTTCGCGCGGCGATCCACCGGCAGTGCCAGGGCTGGCAAGCGGGGACGTGGCGGGGCGTCATCCGCAACGGGAAGGACCCGCACTGGGTCCGGCTGACGGAGGCCGACTTCGAACTGGTGCCCGAGCGCGCCGAGGCCGTCCGGCTAGCGATCCGCATGTTCCGCGATGGGCATGGCGCGGTGCGCATCATGCGCACGCTCCACGAGCGCGGCCTGCAGCTGACGAACGGCGGCAACCCCTCCCAGCAGCTCTATCGGATCATCCGCAATCGCGCCCTCATCGGGGAGAAGGTGCTCGAGGTAGACGGCCAGGAATACCGGCTGGCCGGGTACTACCCCGCCCTGCTCTCCCAGGCCGCGTTCGACGAGCTGCAGCGCCTGGTCGCCCAGAGGGGCCGCCGCAAGGGCGCCGGCGAGATCCCGGGGCTGATCACCGGCCTACGGCTGGCCTACTGCGGCTACTGCGGCAACGCCCTGGTCGCGCAGAACCTGATGACGCGCGGCCGCCGCGAGGATGGCCGCCCGCACAACGGGCACCGCCGGCTCATCTGCGTCGGCAACAGCCACGGCGGCGGCTGCCCGGTGACCGGAAGCTGCAGCGTGGTGCCGATCGAGCATGCCGTGATGTCGTATTGCTCCGACCAGATGAACCTGAGCCGGTTGTTGGAGGGCAACGACCGGTCCGAGGGCGTGGCCGCCGAACTCGCGAGCGCGCGTGCGCGCGCCGAGGAGACGGCTGCGCAGCTGGAGCGCCTGACCGACGCGCTTCTGGCTGCCAGCGAAGGCGATGCACCGGCGACCTTCCTGCGCCGCGCCCGCGAGCTGGAGCAGCGGCTGGCCGAGCAGCAGGCCACCGTGGACCAGCTCGAGCGCGAACTGGCCGCCCTCGCCGCCTCGCCTACGCCCGCTGTCGCCCAGGCCTGGGCCGATCTGGTGGCCGGCGTCGAGGCGCTCGATTACGACGCCAGGGTCAAGGCCAGGCAGCTGGTCGCCGACACGTTCGAGCGGATCGTCGTCTATCACCGCGGCGTCAGGCCGGCGTCGGCACGGACCAAACGGGGCACCATCGACCTGCTGCTGGTGGCCAAGCGCGGCGGCGCACGGCTGCTGCACATCGACCGCCAGACCGGGCGCTGGGAAGCCGGCGAGGACATCGCCTCGCTGGACATGCCGCTGCCGCCGGCCCTGGCCACACCCTGACCACCAGCGACTCACCGCCGGCGCCGCGGGCGGCGCGGCGGCACCCTCAGCTCATTGATGAGCCTGGCACGCTCAGCCTCCAGCTCTTCCCAGCTGCGCTGCGGGCCGCTCGTGCCCACGGCGACCGGCAGGCGCGCCCACTGTGCACGGCAGGCGGCCGCCTCGCGCTGGAGGCGCTCCAGGTGGCGCTGGGCCCACTGTTCCGCGCCCCGGCGGCCGGCCTCGTAGCTGCTGCAGTCGCGGATCCGCCTGCGGTCCTCGGCAAGGTGGTAGTCGAGCACCGCGAACCAGCTGCCGTCGAGGCGGTCTATCATCCGCACGACGCCGACGCCGTCGATCTCCAGAACAGTCGGCGGCCCCTCGGCGGTGAGGTGGACAAGCTTCCATTGCATGGCGCGGCATCCTACGGGCCGGCGTATCGGATCCTGCGACAGTCACCGTGGGTCCAACGACTCCCGGGGCTCGGGGCCGTCCAGCGCGAAACCGCGGACGGCGTCGGCGGATCCCGCCACGACCCACGCTGGGGCCTCGCCGGCCGCCTCCGCGGGGAGGCGGAGGCGGCACTGCCGGAGAACTCCAGCAGGGCCAGCGCGGCGCGGGCAAGCTCCTGCTCGAGCTGCTGGCGGCGCTCCGGGTCGGGCGGGAACTTGAAGGCGTCCATGGGCGGAATCTCGCGCTGCCCACGCCACGGCGGCGTGACGGTGCCCGGTGTACTCTCCGGCCATGTGCTACTCAGCCCAGATCTACGCCGAGTTCAAGCGCTTCCAGCGCGAGTTCGGCGCCATCATGGATATCGAGACCTACGTGGCCACCTTTTGGCCCGGGGAGAAGAAGCAGCCGCGGGCAAAGGCGCCGCGGGCCATGATCCGGGAGCTGGAGGAGATCGGGCCACCGGAGTTGCGGGCTGCCCTGCTCGCCCAGGACCAGGCCGACATCGCGGCGCTCGAAGAGGAGCTGTTCGCCCTCCGCCGGCGGGTGGGCGACGCACAGCGGGCCCTGCAGGTGAAGGTGACCAAGAAGGCCCAAGAGACCGTGCGCATCGGCACGAACAAGGGCAAGGCCGCGCGGCGCCGCCTGGACATCCTCAAGGGGCTGGCCAGCGACAACGACCGCGTGTTCCCCGGCATGTACGCCCCGGTCCTGGTCTGGGAGAACGGCCAGCGCGTGGTGAAGCCGATGCGCTACCAGTGCAGGCCCTGCGGCAAGCCCGCCTTCTACGATCGCAAGTTTCCCGGCACGTACAACGCCCGCCGGGACAACCTGGAGGGGTTCTGGGCCGCGCAGTTCGGCGTGAGCCACGGACTGATGGTGGCCACCCGGTTCTACGAGAACGTCGAGGGGCCGGACGGCAAGAATCGGGTGCTGGAGTTCACCCCGCGCGACGGCGAGCCGATGCTGGTGGCGTGCCTCTGGTCACACTGGACCGACCCCGCCGGCAAGGAGCCGGACCTGCTGAGCTTCGCCGCCATCACGGACGAGCCGGAGCCGGAAGTCGCCGAGGCCGGCCACGACCGCACCATCATCAATATCAAGCCCGAGCACATCGATGCGTGGCTCCAGCCGGGAGGCGATCTCGCGGCGATGCACGCCATCTTCGACGACAAGCGGCACCCCTACTACGAGCACCGGGAGGCAGCATGAAAACGCGTGAGGACGTGGACGCCGAGCTGCAGCGCCTGGAGCGCCGCCTGCCAGAACTGATTGCCGAATGCGAGGAAGCCGAAGGCGATGCGCTGGAAGCCTTCGCGGCTGAGGCGGAGTGCCTGGTGGAGCACGCTCCCGCCGAGCACCTGGAGCACATCCACGCCACGATCAGCTGCATGCTGGCGTCTGCCGGCCTGATCCCGGGCGAGAACGAGGGCGAGAGCTGCACGAGCCAGTAGAAACCGGGTCACGACGAGCCTTTCGGGCGTCTCGCGCGCCGAGGGAGCGGCGCGGCCGGCACGGCGCGACCGGGGGAGTGGTGCGCCGACGCATCGATTCTCTGCGGCATGCGTCGCAGGAGCCGAGACCAGCCGCCCCGCCCATCCCTGAGCGGGGCCGCGCCGGCGGATGTCCTGATGGTCCCGGGCGTTGGATTTGCATGACATGCGTCACAATTCCGGAAATTTCCCGACGAACGGTCGTCCTGGGGTTGACGCGGGGAACAATGTTCCCTAACATGCACCCATGCCAGCCATCCCGGCGCGGCGAAACGAGGAGAGCAATATGAACCGCATGGCCCAGTTTCACCTTCACCCGATCCCCACCCTCCGCGAAGCCGACAAGATCGCGAAGTCGCTCGGCCTCGTGCGCGGCAAGGGCACGTACAACGGCGCGGCCTACTGGAAGGACGCGAACGGTCAGATCGTCACGCGCGACCGTCTCGCCGAGCTGGCCGGACTCGTCTGATGTCCAGCACCTTAAAAATGACGGCCCCGGACATCGGGGCCGTTCTTCACGAAGCTGCCACTCTCGCGCGTGAGTTCGAGGATTCCCCGCTCTGGAAAATCGCGAACGTGCGGGAAGGCGCAATCACGATTCAGCAACAGGCTGAACGATTTGCCGCCGCGACCGATGACGCTACGCGCAAAGACGCTGCAGAGTGGGCGCGCGAGGGTTACATCATCTTGTCGTCCGCGCTGCCGGACACGCATGCCGGCGCAGTGCCGGATGAGCGCCGGACCGGCTGGGTCACTGCGCACGAAATCGGCAGGCTGTTCGGCCCCGAGTTCGTGTGGCTTGCTCGCGTGCGCCTGGCGTTCACGCCGTCGGCGCCAGATGCGGCACTGCATGATCCGAGCGTTGAATACTTGCGCGGCCTGATCGAGATAGTTGGCATGTCACAGCGCGCAATCGCCGACCGGATCGGCATCGGCCACCGGCTGCTCAAGTATTACTTGACGACGCCGGGGCAGGGCAAAGAGCATCGCATCGCCCCCTACCCCGTGCAGTTCGCCCTGGAGGCGCTGGCGCGCGCGGCGATTGAGGCGGGGCTAGCACCGATCGAATGACCAGCCGCTCCGCCCATCCCTGAGCGGGGCCGCGCCGGGTGGATTGCCTGGTGGCCCCGGGCGTTGGCTGGCAGGCGTAGGGTGCCGCTGCGCGCCGGACGGCGGTATCAGCGGACACCCCGTCCTGCTGTAGGATTCCCCAGACACGCCAAGGAGGCCGCCATGCGCATTACCCTGCCCCTGCTGCTCATTGCCCTGACCAGCTGCGCATCCGTGCGCGACATGAACCGTGGCCTCCTGAGCCAGTTCACTATGACTGGGCCGGGCCAGTGGGAGATGATCGCCAACGCGGCCGGTCGCGGCGCACAAACCGAGGAGGGCGAGGCCACCCGGCTGGGCTGGATTCGGGATTACACCCAAGCCAATGGGTGCAGCTCCTACGAGATTACAGAGCGCCGGCTGACCAAGGCCCCGCCGCAGCGATCCATGCTTGGCATCAAGGCGTCGGGCGACACCATCCGATACACCGGCACCTGTCGCTAGAGAACCGCCCCTGCGTCCACCGGCCCGGGCTCAACGCTCGCCGCGGCGAGGGCCAGTCGGACGTTGTACGAGTCGAGGAAGCTCTGGTTCCAGCCCGGCCGCGTGCCGGGCTCGCCGAGGATGCACATGAGGCACTGGCGGGCGATGGCTTCGACACCCTCGGCGGTCGCAACGCTTGTCGGCACCGGGAACGGGAACGAGCGCGCGATCGCGCGGCCGGAGTTGTCGAGCACCGGCGCGCCGGACTCGTCGATCACCCGGCCCGCAGCGCGAAACCGGATTTTGTCGTCCTGCACGTCGACGTCGCAGCGCACCGCTACCAGCTCGCCCGTGTCGAGCTGGCAAACGGTCTCGCCGGCACCGCACGGCACGTCAGTACGTTTTGTATAACTCACAGATCGTCCTCGATTTTCTTGCGGTTGTGATGCGGGAATAGCGCGCCGGGCGCGTCGCCGACGAGAAAACACGGGTCGATTTCCTCGCTCATCGCGATGTGCTGCACCAGGATGTGCCCCAGCGGCTCAACGGATTCGATCAGCCGCGGCTCGCCGCCGATCTCGACACAGCGCCCGATCAGCTCCACCGCGGGCACGTAGCCGGCGGTGGTCATGATCGGCGCGGACTCGCTGCAGCGCAGGGACAGGCCCTCGCGCGTTACCAGCCGCACGCCCGGCGCTTGGCGATGCTCGGAGAACGTCACGCGCCCGTAGCGGCCACCCGGCATCAGCAGCCAGTCGCCAGCGCGAACGTCGCCGGCGCGGATGAATCCGCGATCGCGCTCGAACACCCACGCCTCGATCGCAGGGCACGTGAACCCGCCGCCGATGCCACCGCCACCGGTGCTGGTGCCCGTGGCCGGGAACGTGATAGTCACATCGACGATCGGCACGCGGCCGTCGCCGTTGCGCATATCGACGTACGTCTCGGAGGCAAACAGCTCATGCGTGCCGCCGGAGAGCTGCGGGTCATCGTAGTACAGGTAGAACGTTTTGGTTGTCTCGGCCGCGCCGGTCACGACGACGGACGATGCACCGTAGCTGATGGTCTGGCCGGCGATCACCAGCGTGCCTGCGGACACGGAAATCGTCGCCGAGGTGGTATCCGCCGACCACTCGATCTCGGTGTCCACGTCCCAGATTCCGACGTTTGCGGCCACGCCCGCCGGCAGCGCCAGTGCGCCCTGGCGGCCGGTTTCCGGCACCTCGTAGGTAAACGTGAGCGCCTCGCCCACCTGCCCATCGGCGCCGACATACTGCACCATGAACTCATACGTGGCGCCGAGCCGCGGATGCGGCAGGTCGAATCCGTCGAGGTCAGCGGTCTCCTCCGTAACCCAGCCGGTGGCATCGTCGTCGTCGACGATGCGGTAGCTCCAGCGGGCTGCAACGATGTCGCTCATAGCGTCGCGCGCCTCCAGTACCACGAATCATCCAGCACCCGCTCGGGCTTGCGGATGCCGATCCTCACCACGGGCGATTCGATGCCCGCCCGGTCTTTGCCGCCGCTGTCCGGACCGGCCACGACGCCGATGAGCTGGGGCTTGGGCGGCTGGCCAAACCGTCGGCCGCTTATCTCGCTCACGATGCTGGCCGGCGGGTTGCTCCAGTAGGGCTTCACCCGCGGGTCGGCCTCGACCGCGGTGAAGGTCTGCTCCTGGTTGGCCCGCCACTTCGTCTTCGTGATGAGCAGGGGCACGAGGATGCGCTCCGATGTGCCAATCACAGCGAGGTCGCCCGGCTGCACGCCCGTCGGCATGGTCTCCAGGGCGAACACGTTGGTTTCGCCGCCGGCCGCCACCACGTCGCACACCACCCTGTCTCCGGTGCTGGTGCGGAACTGGATCCGGCAGGACTCGCCGGCCTCGGTGGCAATCGCCTGGTCCAGCTCCACCACCGCCGCGGCGCCGCCGGGGCCGCCGGCCTGGATCGAAACGACCGAGCCGACACCCCTCCCCCACTCGGTGACGTCGCTGGGCACCTCGACGCAGTCGCCGCGCACCGTGCCGATGCCGGTTATGTTGACGTCGAATGTGTAGGTGTGGCTGCGGAACTTAGATTGCGCGAAGTGGTAGCGCCCGACACGCCACGCCTGGATCGCGCCCGCGGCGAATCGGAGCTGCAGGGTCTCGAACACCTCCGGCTCCGGCGCGCTCGACGGGTTGCCGCGCGCATCCACGCCGCGGTAGCTGTAGCCATCGTCCAGTACGATGATCTCGTCCTGCTCCCAGCCCGCCTCCGGGTTGATGAACTGCACGCGCAGCGCATGCGGCCGCCGCACGAACACGCGCGAGGCCCGCACGTTGGTTGCCTCATGCGGCGCGAACGTGAAACTGCTCGTCTGGGTGCCCGGGTCGAATATCACCGAGCAGCGCCCGTCGCGGTCGCCCAGCGATCCCAGCGAGCACGCCAGCACGTCGTTGATCAGGTCGCGCAGGATGATCGGCGCATCGCAGACGCCACGCGCCTCGAATCCATGCGCCTCGCAGAACTCGGCATAATCCGCCAGGTTCTGCAGGTGCACGCGATTGGCCGGCAGGTGCTTCGGGTAGGCCGGGCACTCGGTCAGCAGCCACCACACCACCCACGCCGGGTTCAGGCTCACCTGCGGCGCGGACCAGGTGTTCGTGGCGCGGTTGTACACCTTGATCTTCTGCCGCACGACGCAGGACAGGTTCTGCAGCGTGCCGTTGAGCTGTTCGTTCGCGCGGATGCGCAGCACCAGCTTGGTGGTGCCGGTGCGCGAGGGCAACGTCGGCCGGTACGAACGCATGTGCGTCCAGGTGACCGAATCGTAGTAGGCGTTTTTGTCGCTGCCGCGCAGCGTGCCCAGCCGCGTCACGCTGACCTCGTACGCGCCCTCCTCCGGCACTTCCCAGCTAATGCCCATGGCGAAGGGGCGCTTGCGCTCTTCGTACGACCAGAAGTTCGCCCCGGCCACCGCACTGGCCGCGGCCGGCTTGGTGGACAGCAGGTAGGACAACCGCGGCGACGGCGGCGTGAGCCAGGCGGTGTCGCCCACCTTGCGGTAACGGATCCTCCATGCGATCCACATCGGCCAGCTCTTGCCGTTCGTGCCCACACCGAACAGCCCCTGGTTCGCCACCAAGTCCAGCGCGATGCGCTTGGCATTCGATGCCGTGGTGCGGATGAACTCGACATTCTGGTCGGAGAAGCCGATCTCCGCGCCCACGTCGACCTGGGACACGTCCTGCGTGTACAGCGTCGGCGTGCGTGTGATCTCGTACTGCACGCCCTTGAAGCTGGAGAGCGGCGTGTTGCCGATCTTGATCTCTTCGACCGGCACCTCCAGATCGCCGTGCCCCAGGTCGAACATGCACACCTGGTAGCTGTTCTCGCCCACGGCTTCGGTGTAGGGCAGCGCGGCGTGCGGCGGGTAAAACCGCGACTCGCCGATCACGAACGGGATGACGCCCCACGGGTTGATCTGGTTGCTGATGCCCGTCAGCTGGCGCCAGGTGCCCTGCGGGCCCTGGGCGCCGCCGGGCGCCGGCGGCTTGGTCAGGGCGTTGACCGCCAGCGAGCTGAGCATGTAGACGCCGCCCACGGCGGCATAGCCGGCAGCGCCAGTGAGGCCGAACACCGAGCCAACACCGCCAACGGTGCTGCTAAGTGCGCTGATCGCCGTTGCGGCCCACCAGCCCACGGCGAGCATCGCTGCCGCGCCGATGATCTGGCGAGCGCTGCCGCCCTGCAGGCTCCCGTGGTGATAGGCCAGGATCGCCGTGCCCGGCTTCGGCCGAACCCGGTTCCACATATGACGCGGCACGTCCAGGTCGCCGATGCGCACGTGCAGGCTCTGCGCCGGCTGGCGCCCGCCGGACGCCTCCAGCAGCATCTCCATCAGGGTTTGCCCGGGCGTGACGTAGACGATGCCGGGGGTCTGGCTGAACTCGTGCGGCCGGATTTGGAGCGGCTGCATCAGTCCCATACGCACCTCGACTTGTGTCGGTAGACGCCCTCGATGCGGCCGGACCACAGCGGCGACAGCAGCGACTCGATGCGCGAGCGCGAGTGCTCCTCGACGTGGATGAAGCGCCAGTGATCGACGCACACGCCGACATGGCCAGGCCTGCCCTCGCGGTAGAACACGACGACGTCGAGCGCCTGCGGCCGCTCGACCCTGGTCCAGTCGAGCGCATCCTCGGGGCGATCCACGTCGGCATACGGGATGCCGGCCGCGGCCAGCACGCGCGCGGCGAACCGCGCACATCCGCGGTCGCCTTCATAGGGCTGGTTCTTGAACGAGGCGAAATCGATCACGGCCACAGCCCCGGGCTGTTGGTGGGCGTGTAGGTGTAGCCGCCAACCTGCTGGTTGAGCGGGTCCTCGTCCTGGCCCAGGTGCAGCTCGATCACCGTCTCGTCGTAGTCGGCACCCACGACGGCCAGCTCGTACGGCCCGCGCTCGACGACATCCGGCGAGCCGGACAGCACAAGCTCGATCGTTGCCTGCGGCACATCGTCATACTCGCGCAGCACGCGGGTGATCGACGGGTCGATGCTCTCCAGGCGCAGCGTGGCCGTGCCGGGCGCGCGCGGGGCATCCTCGGGCAGATCCGCCTCGAACGGCCACGGGATGTACTTGCCCAGTGCCCGCACCACGGCCTCGGTGTTGTTGACGATGCGGTACGTCTCCAGGCCCGGCCCGGAGATGGTCACGCACGCCAGCCACACCTGGTCGGAGTCGGGCGCGATGGCGGCGGCGGCGGCGGCAGGGGAGAGTTCGATGGGCATCAGGGATCAGCTAGACGAGCGAGCGACGGCTCGGCCGCCGGAGGCGGGAGGCACGCAGCGGCCATGGCGGGGGAGAAGGTGCGGGGCATGGTTCTAGCCTCTGCGGCGGGCTTATCCGCGGACGGAATAAAGGTCTCGGATCGCCGCAACCTCGTCGGCAGTGAACGCACGCCGATATGCGCGAAAGCGAGAATACGCGCCGTTCAGGCCGGTCCCGTTACGGGCAACGTTATGCGTCGCGCCGAGAGAGAACAGGTTGGAGTTCCCCTCGTCGAATTCGCCCTCCAGCACTGGTCCTGCACCCACACACAGGCGGGAGTTACTCCCGTCAAACACGGCAATTATAGTCGTCCAATCGGTGGGGGACGCCCCGCTATTGATCACCTTGGCGGGGGTGATGAATGTGCCGGATTGCACCTGTCCGTTGATGTTGATTCGTTTCGGCACGGAGCCGGTGTAGCTCATCAGGCGGGCCTGATCCGACGACGAACTCGCGTAGGCATTAATCCGCGCGTCAATGATGACCGAGAGTGGGCCGCCGTAGTTTTCCAGCGTCCCAGATGCCAGAACGCTGTAGGGATCGAACTCGATGCACGGACGCCCGCCCGGCCCATTATCCCCCGAGTACGTGGGGGATATCGCGCCAATACCACTCGGGACCGAGAAGGTGAGCGCGGAGAAATCCGCCACGTACGGACTTACCGTGCTAACCGGATCGCCATCGGAAAACCCAACAAGAGCGGCCGCATCCAGGTCCCACCACAGGCCAGTATCAATATCCGGGATGAAGGGGGTTCCGGGGGCCGGATTGGTCATAACCGCGCTAGAGCGAAGGATGAGTGCGCTCACTGTTCAGACTCCTGTTCGTTGTACCAACCAAGATCAATCATTCGGCGCACGATTCGCCGTGAAATCGCGGCGTAACCAGCGTGAGAAAAATGCTTCGCGTCCATAGAAAGCGACGGCGGAAGGTTGCCTAGAGCCATCTCGGCCAGGTCATCTGGCGTTGGCGTAAGTCCCATGTCCTCAAACATTTCGCCACTGGTGCAGTAGTCGTAAATATCGACGTAGTAACTGCCGTACCGTTGAGCGTAATCCGCATTGGTCGTGAGAATCTGGGTGCGCGAGAGGCCGTCCGCCGGGGTGCCGGTATCGGCAAAATGGCCGATCACAAGACGACGCGGGAAAAGGTGACCGCCATACTTAAACGATTCCCACGTACATTCGATTACGGCTTGTTCGCGGCCGGCAGTCACGTTGGAGAAGTTGTTCTTGCCCATCCAAAGCAGCAGGACGCCCCCCTTATGCGCGACACCTTGCTCAGGGTAGAAAGGCGAGTTCGGGGGGCACGGCACTGCGGAACCGGCATCGGTCCGCGTGAACGTGCCGACGCTGCCGGAGAGCGAGAACGTGCCATGCACCCCTGCTACCACTCCGGCGAAAGGGATCATGCTCGTGGAACTCGGCAGGTTGTGAGACACCTCGACGGAGCCGGAAGCTGGGATTTCATCGCCCGGAAAGCTCAGCAGCGCGGGGATGCTACCCAACTGGGCACACGTATGTTGGGACCAAATACCCCCGTCTCCGCCGTTGTAATAGCTGGGGGACTCATTCAAATCGGACAGAAGTCCGGGCAGGTGGTAACGGCAATACTCCATAGAACTGGAACCCCAGCCCGAAACCATCGACATGTCCGGCATTGCGTTAAACGTGGCATCGCCCACGATGTAGCGATCCAGCGCAATACCCGCCCCGCATTGCCCCCCAAGCCGCGAGGCAATGCGGTCAGCGAGCCGGTCAACGACAAAATCCATAAACTGACCGTCGTGCGCGCGAACGGTCAGGTCAGTGAGAACCTCTGTCCCATCAGCCAACCGCATCGTGACCGCTGCACCGACGTTCGGGAAGTCCGCATGCCTCACCCCGACAGAATCGCGGACAATCCCCTTGGTGTATTCGGGCATCCCCCCATCCGTCTCGCTCGCCTGCAACCACGTCGCGCGCCCGACGGAATCGGTCACGCCGAACAATACGCCGGGCCAGGTGCCTACCTTCACGGCTTCCCCGGTACGCTCGACTACCGGGGTGAGCGCATCGACAGCCGGCACTAGTGCTTCGACAACCGGGGTGAGCGCATCGACATCGGCCTTGTCCGCCTTCAACGGCAGCACATCCGGCCGCACCCACCGCCAGCCAGCGGGCGACTCGTTCCACACGTACCCACCAGCGTTCGGCACGGTCGCCGCAGTCACGGGGTCCGTGTGGGAGCCGGTGTCATCGATCACATCCGCACCAACGCCCGACGCACCGGTGCGCGCCGAGAGTTCGGACCATGTGCGCGCGGTGATCCGCCCCGCCGCCTGCCCCGCGGCCAATGCGTCGATCTGCTCCTGCACCGCCGGAGACGCCGGCAGGCTGAGGATGGGCACTCGCACCGACTTCCCGCCACGCACCGCGCGCAGTTCGTCCGTCGGCGAGGCGGAGGTCAGCGGCAGATTCGATTCCGGGATCAGGCTATTGGCGTCGAGGGTGCTGCTCATGTGGTCAGAATCTCGTCGTCAGGGGTGGACAGCAGCCCGCCGCTGCCGTCGGTCAGGGGATAGCGGCCGCGCACGGGGCGCACCAGGAGCAGGTCCAGGCTGGCGATGTGCCAGTCGGCGTCCATGCTCCAGCTGGGCACCGCGCGCCATGCGTAGACGGCCAGGTCGGTGGTGTTGGTGGGGCGGCGGAAATCCCACCACTGGAAGTTGGCACTGCCCTCGGAGCAGGTGATCGAGAAAAATTCCTCGAGCAGCTCGCGTTGGGCGTCGCTCAGGGCGAGCCGGCAGGTGAAGATCAGCGGGACGAACGTCACCAGGCGGCGCTTCTTGCGGCCGAACGAGTCGATCAGGAACGGGTTGAACAGCGGCGCGTGCGCCATCGAGTCCCAGATCGGCCCCGGGATGCTGGAGGGCATGACGGGCTCAGCCACGGGCCACCCCCCTGCCCTGCACGCCGTAGGTCGCCTCCACGGCCTCGCCCACCACACCGCGGCGGCGCACGTCGCGCGCGACGGCGTTGAGCACGGCCTCGATCATCAGGTTGGTGCCGTCCCAGCGCTGGCTGGTGATCTGCGCGCTCTCGATCGGCTGACCCTCGTTTTTCAGGGTGATCTGCACGTTCGGCGCCGCCGCGCGGCCGCCGATCGCCTCGACGCCGAGCTTGCCGTCTGCGGTGCGGCGCAGCGGCATGATCGCCTCCGGCCCGGCCTCGCCCATGACGCCAGCGCCCCTGGCGAACGCGAAGAACGTGGGGCGATTGACGATGCTGTTGCTATAGGCCGACAGGTCCGGCGAGCGGTACACGCCGCCCAGGGCGTTCTTGGTCAGGATGCTCTGCGCCGCGCCGCCGGCGCTGCTGCCGAACAGGCCGTCGAACCAGCCGCCCAGCCCGCCGACCACGGCGCGCTGGAACTGGATCCGGGCCAGGTCGCTGATGATGGAGTTGGCCAGGTCCTTGAACTCGAGCTTGCCGGTCTGCACGAACCGGACGAACGCATCCTCGGCGCTGGCGAATGCGCCCTGCAGCGCGCCGCGGGCCTGCTCTGCGGCGTTGGTGGCCTGGAATACGTAGTCCTCCCACGCGGCGCGGGCGCCGTTGCGCCAGTCGGACAGCATGTCCATGCGCTGCCGCTGGTACTCGCGTTCCTCCTGCAGCTGCTGTTCGCGGTGGCGCCGGGCGTTCTCGGCCAGGATGTCCCATGTCGCCTGGTCATCGGCGACGGAGCGGTCGCCGAGGCGCTTCAGCTCGTCCTGGTACTCGCGCTCGATGGCGAGCATGCGCCGCAGCTGCGCGGTGACGTCGGAGCCGCGGCCGATCTCCATGATGTCCAGCTCGCGCTCGCGGGCGTTGTTGCGGGCCTGCTGCTCCAGGATGCCCTGCTGGCGGGCCAGCGCCTCGGCGGCCTTGGCCTGGCGCTGGGTGGCCTCGGCCGCCTTGTCGGAGGCTTCCAGCTGCGGCAGCAGCGACTCCAGCAGCGCCCGGGTCGCGGCCGTCATCGTGTTGGTCTTGTCGGCCAGCACCTGGCGCGCCTGGATCAGCAGGCGGTCGCTGGCGCTGACCTTCTCGCCCGTCTCGGTCAGCTGCTGGTTGGCCGTGATCTGGCGCTGGATGGTGGCGATCAGCGTCTCGGCCGAGTTCTCGTCCGCGTTGGCCTTGGTGGTCTTCTTCGCGTACTTGGCCTCGACCGCTTTGATGAGCTTGTCGCGGTTCTCGGCCAGCTTGCGGGCCAGCTCCGCGTCGCCGGTGGCCTCCGCGGCGTAGATCGCCCGGCGCGCCTCTTCCTTGATCCGCGCGATCTCGATGACCTTCTTCTGCTCGTTGGTGGCCATCGCCCGCAGCTGATCTTCCTGGGCGACCGCGGCGTCATTGGCCTGCTGCCGCAGCGCCCTCTCGTTCGCCGCCCTCTCCTCGGCCACCATCTCGTCCTGCAGGGCGCGCAACTGCGCGCGCAGGTCCGCGATGGCCTTCCGGCGCATATGCGGGGCTTTCGGCCCCACGCCGGTGTATCCCGAGGGATTGCTTTCCAGCTCCTGGAGCCGGGCGTACAACTCGTTGATTCGTTCCTGCCGCGACTTCTCGCGGCCGATGCCCAGCATCGCGTCCCACGCGCTGGACGCGCCCAGCTTGAGGTTGGCCCAGGCCTTCTCCAGCAGGCCCAGCTCGGATCGCATGTCGGACGCCCGCTTGACCACCGCATCGGCATAGGCCTGGGTGGCCAGCTGCGCCGCCTCCTGCACGCGCCCCTGCTCTTCCAGTGCACGGATCTGCTCGTACACGGCCGCGGTCAGGAAGTGGTGCTCCCTGTTGAGCTTGGCGGCCGCCTCGGCCGGCTTTTCCGCCAGCTTCGCGAACTCCTCGACGGTCTTCTCGACGGCCTGGCCGGTGAGCTGCTCCATCGCGATCGCGGCCTCGGCCACGGCGCGGTAGTTCTCGCCGGCGATGGACGAGTTGCGCGCGATCTCCACCAGCACGCCGGCCGCCATGCGCTGGGTGACGACGCCACGATCCATCTGCTCGCTCAGCGCGATCAGGCGGTCGGTGGTAACGCCGGAGACGTCGCCCACGCTGGCCAGCGCCTTGGCGAACTCCGTCGATTCCTCGCTCCCCTTGTACGCGGCCACGGCCATCGCGCCGATGGCCGCAGCGCCGACGGTGACCGGGTTGATCAGGCCAAGGACGTAGCCGATGGAGGCCTTGAGCGCAGCACCCACGCCGCCGAAGGTGTCCTTCAGCTGGCCACCCTGCTGCAGCAGCACCATCATCGGTTTCTGGCCGCTGGCCAGGCCGACGAAGATGTCGGTGAACTGCATGGGCAGCTGCCTCAATGCGGCCTGCGTCTGTTTGGCCGACAAGCCCAGCTGTTCGACCGCGTTGTTCCGCGGCAGCGGCTTGCCGCCCTCGGACTTCACCTCGCGCAGCGCGCCCTTGAGCAGCGCCAGGTCCCGCTTGATGTCGGCGAGGTCGGCACTGATGCGGACGCGGAGGCTGGCGTTGGGCTGGCTGGACATCAGGCTCGCAGGCGTTTGAGGTAGGCGTCGAATGACTTGGGCTCAGCGCCGAATGCCACGGCGATGGCCGCGCTGGTGGCGTGGAAGGTGGCCTCGGCAGCGGCGGCCTGCTGCTGCCGGTCCACCCGCTGCGCGGCGGCGGCGAATCCGCGCAGCTGGGCCAGGGTGTAGGTCAGGACGTCTCCGAACCGGTGTCCGTGCTGGACGAGGTACTGGGCGAGGTCGAACCATCCGCCGCCGGCTCCGTCGTCGCCGCCGGCGCCGGAGCGGTGCTGGGCTTCGGCGCCGGCACCAGCGGCCGGAGACGCTCCAGCACCGCCGGCAGCCGGCGGGCGAAAAAATCGTGGTTGACCTCCACGACGGCCTCGACCAGGTCGATCACCTCGGGCATCGTCGCCTCGCCGATCTCTGCCTCCGACTCGCCGGTGACCAGCGCCAGGGCCCGCACGAGCGAGTCCATGTCGGTTTCCAGCGCGTCGTAGATGACCGCGCCGACGGAGAGGCTCTGGCCCTCCTCGAGCAGCTGCGCGGCCAGGAGGGCGCGGCCGATGATGCCCTTGGTGGCGCTGGCGAACGCCGAGACCTGGTTGAGCCGCAGCGGATGCACCTCGACCTCCCGGCCGCGGAAGGGCACCCTCCGCGGCTGCGGGATCAGCGTGTCCAGGTCGCCGGTCACTTGACCACCCCGCAGTGGAAGAACTTGGACAGGCCGACGCCCTTGGTCGGGTCGGCCTGCAGGGCGCCGGTGACGGTGCCGGCGCCGTGCTGGTCGCCGATGGCCTGCAGGGCATCGAGCACGCCGCCGCTGATCTTGTGCGCCCGGATGCGCACCGGGCTGCCACCCCGGGCCTCGTTCATGCCGACGAACAGCGCCTCGTAGTTCTTCGCGCTGGTCACCAGCGCCTGCACCACAGCCTGGTCGGGGTAGGTGTAGGTCACCTTGATGTTTGCGGCGCCGGAGACCGGGTTGGCGATGCCCGAATCGGACGGGATGAAGATGCCGCCCTCCACGAACTGGTAGTCCTCGCCCGCGTCGTACGTGGTCAAGCCGTCGGCACTCTTCACCGAGGTGATCGCGCTGGGCACCTTGTCCAGCGGGGTGAACCCGCCCTTGTAGGCCACCACCTCCTCTTCGGTGGCGGTGCCACCGGCGACGTCGGTGACGCTGCCGCGCAGGAAGCGCGCCAGGTTCTCCGGCGAGAAGTCGTGCAGGGTCAGGCTGTACTGGCACTCGGTGACGCGGTCCACGCGGTTACGGGTGCCACCGCCCGGGTTGCGGTAGTCGGCCAGCACGACCGAATTGACCTGGGGGTTGAAGGACAGGGCCGAGCAGTTGCCGACCTCGATGAACGGCGCGGCGCTGCCGTACTCGCGCAGGTAGAACTTGCCGCTGCCCAGGTAGCTGTAGTCGTCGTTCATGGTGTGTTGCCTCTCTGATCTGCCGCGGGGCGGCGGTTAACGGATCGGGATGTGCCCGGTGTAGGTGAGCGTCACGCCGACCCAGCCGGCGCCGAATGCGGCGCCGAGCGGCTCGGCGGAGACGTACTGCGGGTAGTCGTAGCTGACGGGGAATCGCGCCTGCTGGCCGTCCATCGCACGCTCGATGTCCTCCACGATCGCGTCCAACGCGGCCTGGGACTCCGCGGCGGCGGCCTTGATCTTGGCGACCACGCCGATGTCGGTCTGGCGGTGCGTGCGGCGCTTGGCCGCGTCCTCGGGCCGGCGCTGGCTGGTCCAGCCAACGGCGATGAACGCCTGGTCGCTGTCCACGCGCGGCGCCGGCTCGGTGGTGACGTACAGGCCTGCGTCGGTGTTGTAGCCGTTGGCCCTGCGGATCTGCCGCAGGCAATCGGCAACCGCGGCGACGTAGGTCTCGCGCGGGCTAGGCATGCTCCACCTCCCACACGCTGCGCGACTCGTCGGCGCGGATGCGGCGCACCAGCCGCAGGGCCACGCTGTCGCCCTCGACCTGCACCAGGCCGCCGGTATCCGGCGACACCGCGCCACCCAGGAACGTCACCACGGTGGCCGGCGCGGAGACGGCGGCCATGTCGCCGTCGGTGAACTGCTGCACGTCGCGGTCCACCAGGACGACGCACGGCACCGGCGCAGGCAGGCCATCGGCCGAGGGCGGCACCGGCGCCGGGCCGGCGTCGGGCGCCGCCGGGTCGTAGGCGGCGAGCGCGTCCTCGTACGCGGCCAGGGCCTCGGCGTAGGCCGCCAGGGCGTCCTGCGCGGCCAGCGACAGGTACGTGGCGCGATCGGCCAGGCCGGCACCGAGGAACGCGGTGGCGGCCATGGCGTCGAAGCGGCTCAGGAAGGCGGCCTGGCTCATGCGCCACCCCGCGGCCGGCTGTTGTCGATGGCGCGCTGCAGGTGGCGGTTGAAGTAGAACGGCATCAGCCGGTTCCACTGCCGCTGGGCGAGGCCGAAGATGTCGTAACGCGGCCGGTAGGCCACCTTGCGCACGAAGATGAAGATGCTGCGGACCGCGCCACCGAACTGCGTGCGCGCGAGTTCGTAGATACCCGGCAGCATCCGGTAGCGCTTGCGCTCCAGGTAGATGTAGTCGCGCTCGACCGCGCCGCGCCGCCGCCGGCGCGCGCGGCTGACGGCGGTCTCGTTCTGCAAAGGGTCGCGCCGCGCCCCCAGCTGCGACAGCACCTTGCTGATGATGGACGCCGGCACATTGCCGTGCGCGTCCAGCGGCACGCCACGGCCCGGGACAGCGAACATGCCCGCCGGAAGGACGCCCTTGGCCATCAGCAGCCGCTCGAACGGCTTGAGCCTGCGCGCGCCGCCCTCGACCTCCGGCAGCAGGTAGCGCGCAGGCGGCGTGCCGCCCGTGGCCTCGTCGCGGATGAAGACGTCGGCATACAGACGGTCCTTGGTGGCCTTGGCATAGAGGACGGCGTTGGTCGTGATCGGCCGGGGCCGGTCGAACACGCGCTGCGCGGTGCGCTTCCAGGTCTCGCGGATCTCGAACGCGGTGTCGTTGCAGGCCTGCATCACCGCGAACGGCAGTTGCTGCCGCTCCAGCTCCGTGAACTGGCGCGCCAGCATGTCGTCGGCGTCGACCTGGATGCTGATGCCGCTCTCGCGGGCGCCCTGGCGGAAGTTTGCAGTGCTCGAACCGTTCATTCGGCCGGCTCCTCGTAGCAGGTGTTGAGCAGGCCC